CGTTTGGTATCTTCTTTATTTCTATCTATCTGGGCATTGACAGCCTCAGACATATCAGCATCTGTCTTTAGATAGTTGGTTTTACTGATGTCAGGTAATTGATCTCTCGGTGTACCAATTACGTTTCCGAATGATGATGTCATACGACCTCCATATTAACATCTATTTGTCTGTAGTCAACAGTTAGATAGTTTTGATCTATACCTACAGCCATAGGATTCTTTTGTAAAACGTCTTGAGCCATAGCTCCACGGAATCTTACGTCCCCACCTTTGTAGTTAAACTCATATATGTTGTAACCTTGTGGTGATGTACCAACATGTTGTATGTTTTCTTTTAGTTTTATATCACTAGCCATAGGCCCAAACATTTGACCAGCCGGAGCTGTAAATTGGAAGGGATTAGCAGCCGCACCACCACCAAGGCCACTAAATAAACCAGCACCTCCAAAACCACTGTATATGCTTGCAACACTGCTTGCTATCTGTAGAGCACCACCAAGCCTGTTAGTTGGAGGCATCATTACAGGTGCACCATATGAAGCTGGTACGCCTAGTGCTTCTCTTGCAGCACCTTGAGCAGCTATAAACTTACGTCTTGCACCTTCTTGGAAGTATGCCATATTTCTACGTAGAGTAGTATCAACTATACCATCAACTTCAGCCCGGGCAGCTAGTAGTGCTTGATAATCATTTCTACCAAAGGTTCTACTTCTACCACCTTCATTAACTTTTTGTTTTGCAAAGTACTTAGCAGCAGCTCTTTGAGTAGCCATTCTACCTTTTCCTTGTATGTTGAGAGCTTTAACGTAGGCATCAGCAAGATCCCTGCTGTAACCTATAACGTTTCTGTCTTGTGTTCTTTCGAGAGTCGTCTCTTTATTATAGAACTTAATACGTTCTTGCTCAAAGAGAGCATCCTTCTCCATTTTTCTTTGTCTAGCAGCGGCTCTAGCCCCTGCGTTAGCATCCATGCACACGGCAAAATTCAATAAATGTTATATCCATATATCACCTTGTTCTCCTACTCCGGCCATGCCAGCAGTCTTGCCGTCAGGCACTGTGAAATACACGTAGGAAGGGTTGTGGGTCATTAGAAATGGCAGAGACTTATGATCTATCCCGTGACCCTCTTCGACCTCTCTGAGGTCATCTGGACGGAGATTAGAGGCCACTTCCTGAGCAGCCTCCAATGTGATTGGGTGTATGTAATTAGACACGTCTATAAAATCTGGGTGAATAGTCAGCTTCCCAAGATAACGCATGAAGCGTAGCTGGGGTCGGATGAGTAGATTTAAGTGTAAGAGTTATATTTGTATTACGTTCGTATATTGGTACAGTCTTAATATATGTTTCTAGATACGGTGCTGAGTTAGTGCTGTACGCATCTAAAATACTAGATTCGTAATCTTCTTCATAGTTAGTCTTTCCGACTCGTTCTAGAACTGTTTTATATGTACCAATTTTACCGAAGTGTAGTTTAATTCTATGTAACACTAAAGATGAGTTTACATCAGACTGTACCTTACCTTCTCCACTACTCTTAAATGGATAGAACTTAGGAAACTTAACTTCGTAATCAAACAGGTAGCCTACATGTAGTGGATTACTAGAAGTTGCAGCTGACCAGTTCCCATCTAACGATAGTTGTTGATTACTTGTATTACTAAGGTTAACTGATGGCTGTTGAAATCTTGCAAGCCTTACATTGTTCGTACCAGCTTCAGTATCTATAACTGCTAACTTGTTAATTATTTCTGTTGCACCACCACCGACTTGGTTAAGCCAGTTTTGATTGCTAAACAGAGTCGAGTTTGTAGCTGGTTGATACTGACCTCCAAACAACGGTATAAAATTATCTAAATGAAGCACATAGTTAATTCCATCTTGTGTAATACTAAGATCTTCGGAAGATTCAACTAGCTGCATACTTTGCAGATAATGGTCATCATCTAAGATAAAGTACTCATCATCAATAATAAAATGATATATTAGTGGTTGATTAAACTTCCATTTAAACCAAGCAGCTTGCTGTCGTTTATCAGCAATATTAAGATATTTAAAACCAAATACTGTATCAGTGCCAGTTTTACCTAGTAATATCATGCCATTTTCTCGTGAGTTTGTTAGTAAGTCTATATCATTTGGTAGTAATGATGGTACAACTTTAGTAACTTCAACGATGTTAGGCTCTCCTTCTCTTGCAATATTAGCCATCTCATTTAGTCGACTAAATCTACCAGAGTTATCTACATAGGCAACTGTCGTACCTAGAGATATAGGAGGTATATCTATATTATAATTAAATGTAGCAATACTTTTAAGTTTTGCTGTATCAGGGTTGAGCACAGTGTCATCAGATGTTAGCAAAAACTGCTGGTTTGAACTAAATATAATTAGACCTGTATTAATTTCTATACCATCAAATAGTTCTGAAGGGAACATAGATGCAGCAGATATATCAATAGGGTCGCTAGCTGATGTTGTCAGTGCAGACTCTGCAAAAAAATCTGGGTTACCTAATGTACCCGGTCTGGACAGTATTACATTTTCTCCTGATAGAAGTGCTAATCTGTTACGAAAAAATAGTACTTTGTTGATTCTACCGATAAAATCGTCATTAGCATTTGTTTCTATAAACGATGGTAAAGGGTTAGTTTTCGGATCTCCAACTCGTCTATCTTGATAATCAAACTGTTTTACAGTAAATGTAGTTGAAGCTGTACGTTCAATGGCGATTGGCATGTTAAATAGTCTTTTAGCTATACCCGGTTTAGCACATTCAGACCAAGCTCCAGCACCATCTTTTTTATTCTGACCATCAAAACGTAAATAATAGTCATCTTCATCTGCCATTCGTGCGTTTCTAACCTGTACAATATAACCATTTTTACACTGGTTTGGTAGATTAGTAACATCGTTAACAGAGTCTTGCATAACTCGCATTAAGTCCTCTTCTACTATCTCCACGTTAAACGTGCTTGGACTGGATAAGTACATAACAGAACCTATAATCTGAACAGTTATAGGTGTACCACTTATTTGCTCAATAGCAGACTTCATACCAGCTAATATAGTATCTGAGGTAACAGTTGTGTCAGCATCAAACGGTGTAACAGCTGGACGTATAAGGCCTGTGTTAGCTCCACTATATTTGGCTGCTACTGTAGTTTCTTCGTGGTCAGTTACTTCTATCTCATAGACAGCTACACGAAAATCATCTTCGGGGTTGGTTTGTTTCGACCCACCACCTCCAAAACCTTGACCAGTCATAGCTACGTGTATTATGTCTCCAGTTTCCCAACCTTCTCCACCATGTAATAGTGTGACTTCTGGTTGATAGCTACAAACAAAATTAGATGTGCTGTTATTAGCGTTACCTTGCTGACCTAGTGTAGATATACGAAAAACTAAATTCTTTTTACTGTTGTCTGAAATTAGAGTACCACTAGAATTTGTAACTATACCCTTCTCAGCTCTACGCAAAATCTGATTATTATTACCAGCATTAGTTATATCTTGGGTGTTTGAAGTATTTTTTGCAGGGGCAAACTTAAGTTTAAATGTATTTGCATCAATCTTGCTAACATAACTATCACGGAACTCTTCCGTTACATCAAAACCATTACCAGTAGCGTTCATTCTAGTACCACCACCAGAGTGATACAACAGAACAGTATCAGTGTCAAATCCGTGATTTGTTTTAGTTATGATTTCAGTTGAAGTATTAACATTACTTGTTGTTATAACATCCCCACTGGTATCTGTAGATATGTCAAAAACTTCAGTACCTATACCATAACATTCGCCACTGCCAACATCCTCATTTAGTGTTTGACTTTTAATTCTAATTCTTGTAGCACGTTTAAGTGATATATTTCGACTAGCAGCATCTGTACCATTTGTAATGTTTAGTCCGTACTGTCTACCGTTCTCTGCTCTAATAAGTTCTATCAAAGCAAAATGCTTATCTACATCTAAATCTGTGATAGGTGTAACTAATACATTTCCAGAGTTCGTAGCACTAGATGTAGCAGTTACTGTAAATGTGCTGGTGCTTGGCACGGAAACTACTCTAAACTCGCCATTTACTGCACTACCAGATGTAAAGTTTAAGTTTACACTTTCATCTACTGTTAGTTGATGATCAACTTTTGTAACAGTTATTGTTGTACCAGACTGAGCATAAGTGCCAGAAAAGTTAGTTGTTATAGCAGTATTAGAATTAGTATTGTCACGATTTGAAACGAAAGTAGTATCATTAATTGTAAGTGTTTGTAGGTTTTCTGGAGAGTTAGTTGCGAGGTAAGCTTTGATAGCTGTCTCACCACCTGTTCCATAAACTGTACTCATACGCTCACCAGTCCTACAACTCCATACTCTTACATTACCATTAGAGTCTATCTGACCTATGTAAGATCCTTCTGTTTCATCTCTGTAATAATGAAACCATGAGCCACCAGACTGCACGTCGTGTAGCTTTCCTACAGCTGTTGTATGACTTCGATCGCTGTCACTGACTAAGGATGAGTCAATTCGTTTTAAGCCCGGTCTTTTAAATAGACCCTTGGTTATATCTGGTATAGCATTTACAGACTCTACCACCTGACCGGGAAATTTTAAGTTGTCAGGTTGCTCTGACATCCCAGCTGAGTAAGATGGGATTGTTTGTGTTATGCCTGCCATTATCGTCTAAGGTTTCTCCATGGTTGATAGGTTTGGTATGCGGTGTTGTCTTCAAATCCAAACATACTATGATCTCCTTGGTTACAGTCATATTCCATTAATGCTGCTCTAGCTTGTGTTTCCTGTACACCTAGTAGTCTAACTAACTGTGGATTAGCAACGAGTTGCGTAGCAGCTATTCTAGATGCTCTATATACTATATATCTTCTGAATACAACAGGTAGATCTTCAAACTGATATAATTTAACAACATCGAGATCTATGCTAGTTAGAGTTGAAAAATCGTCTGTATGTTTAATTTTGTCATACAACTTACCATTACGTCTAACAAAGTCATAAGTTCGACGGGCTTGATTGTCGTGTAAATCTATTGATAGTATGTCGTTGCCTATCAAAATATGTCCATCGCTATTAGGCTGAAATGGTACGTGTTTTTCTGTATTGAAGTGCCAGCCCTCCGACTGTGTATCAACGCTCGCATCACGTAGTAAATTATATATAAACGCTATTTCTGGGTTCTCTGATATCTGTGAAGTCAAAGAATTGTTACCTGTTGAGGTTGTTAAATTTGTTATTGGTGCTTGTCCGATAGCTCCCAGTATAGAGTTCACTGCGGATAGTTCGGTATCGGTGTCAATAGTTGTGGTAGCCATAAGAAAAAAAGGAGGCCGAAGCCTCCGTATAATGTGTAAGTTAGAAAGCAGCGTTTCCAACAGTTGTTGCTTCGCCAGCAGCGTTGCGGCTTGTTGCCACACCAGCTACGAACTCAACAGCAGCAGCAGGGTTAAGTGCATCTACAC